CGCAAAGTAGTCGTTAGTGTCGGCCATACGGGACAAACGCATTTCCCGCGCATCCATGATACCGGCAACCTCGTCCCATTCCGGTTGGAAAACATCTGCATACACGACCGGAATCTTTCCGAATAGATTGGGAACCTCTTTTATTACCCAGCCACCCATTTCATCGATAGCCGTAATAATCTTATCTACTGTCCAGATTGTACAACTGTTCCGGATCATACCATTAGAGTTCACTTGGTAACGATGAATAAAGGCATCCATATCGTCGTTATCATCGAAGTGGGGATAAAATTCAGAGAAAGTATTTTCATTACGGGGAACGGAAAGCGTTTTCACCTTCAACTCCGTAATCAAGTTGCCGTCTAATCCTTTGGAAGTATACGGATAGAACACAAGAGCAGCCTTACTTTCAGAAAGCACCTTACGAGCGAACGACTTCAAGACGGATTGCATTTTTAATCGGCGTTCCCATACACGTTTGAATTCTTGAAAACCATCGTTCTGATCAGTTCCCGTAATCGTCATTTGCCCGCCAAACAAGAAAGCGACAGAGGTACGCACCTCCTTTTTCGGGAAGTTGGTAACGATACGTGCTACATCTACGATCTTATCTTCCAGTCGTAACGGCTCACCATTCTTATCTTTCAAGGTTTCCGAATAGACAGCCAACCGTTTCGGTTCACGCCAACCGACAGAGGTTTTACGTCGCCGGCGCTCACCGTGGTATTCTCTGTAATATTCTCTTGGTTCCCGGTATTCAATCGTATCGACACATAACGTACTGACTACCTGCCCGAAATCTTCATTTGCAAGAATGTCGTTTATACTTGGCATAATCGTTTTATGCTAAAATATAAAAACAAATGTTTTTTCGCTGTCAATACGGCCAGTCTAAACAAGTTCACTTTGAAATGTAAAAACCGAGAACAGATATCAAAACGCAAGTATGTGATAGAAAAATATCGGGATTTTATCTAATACGTGTTACAAATATCGGAAAAACACTTTCATTTTGCCACTTATCGTCCTTTTGCTACCCGACGTACAGAGTTAGCCTTACATAACCCGATGAACTCTACATTCTCGGCAAGGATCGTCATACCGTCCGGTGCATCATCATGCTTGTTGCCACCTTCTTTCTTATAGCTGGTAAGCGCTTTCATAAATCGGTCATAGTCCGAACCTTTCTTATACTCACTTTCTTCCAGGAAATAACAATGCTTCTTAATCCAACCAGACTTCAACAAGATACGTGTATCCTTATTGGTTGTTGTCGGTTTCGCCTGAATGATACATTTTTCATTCTTTGCCTTTACAGCCTTACGGACATTCAAAGCAAACAGACGGCCGCCGTTATTGCTTTCGATACGCATATTGTCGCAGCGGGTGTCAAGAATCAAGGAAACTAACTTCGGTTCGGTAATCTCGACATTGTCTTTCGTAAACAGGACATCGGTAATGAAATACTTTGTACCGAATACTTTGGCAATCGGTGCACAGAAATCGTCGTCTCCTTCGTCGGCCACATCGGTAGCACCGATCACGCCATCCGGCTGTTTACCTTCGATATCTGCCAGCTTGAAGCGGTTCAATTCTGATTTTGGGAACAACAACCCAATAGCCTCGATCGGTTCCTGCATATACTCGGCACACCAGATGGAATCGTCCGTTTCCTCTCGTAGTTCATGGTAATACTCTGTCGTATGTACATCCTCACAAAAAGAGTGGTCGTTCTCATCCAGGGCTGCGATACGGATAATCTCGTCATACTTCCCCATTTCCTCCATACGACCAAGAACGTCCGTAGCCGACCAACGTGTACCAATGTCGATCGAACAACAGTTTCCCTCGATACGGGAATCATGTGTTCCCTGCTTCCAAGACCAGACCTTTTCGTTATTGGTGTCAGATAGTGCATCTTCCAAACTCTTATACAAGTCGTCGGTCATGGCCAACATAGACGCACCGAAACCGATTACCGTACCGCCTACACCAGCCCCGAAGTAACTCACCTGCCGGGCAGCTTCCAAGCTCCAGCCATGCACGTTCTGTTTATCCCCTCGCAATTGCACATCCGGGAATATCTCTTTGAACCGGGAAGAGCGGACAATGTCGCGTGTATCATAAGATAGTTTATTATACAGTGTATCGGAACAACAGTTACGCATGACCGACTCTTCCGGAAAATGGCCAAGCATCCACGAAATGAACAAGGATGATATATAGGACTTCCCGGCACGTGGCGGCATGGAGACGGCCAGCCGACGAATCACACCCGACACATACGATTCATATACACGAGTGAAAGCGTCCGCCACCTTCTTCAAGAACAGGCGTTTCGAGAAGAATTTCGGATCATAATACAAGCAGTATGACCAAAAATCATTTTTCGCCTTCCGGCGTCTTAGCACATCCGCCGCTTCCGCCATCAACAACAATATCTCTCTTCTGTTTTTCTCCATAGATAAAATCCTCTAATTGCTCGTCAGTCATTCTCTCAAACTTACTTACGGGAGTAAGCCCACTAATGTTAGAATCCTGTCTGTTTTTCCAACGATCCGGATTTCCATTTGTCAAAGTAAAAATGATCGCAGCAGTATCCGGCTGGATATGCTTCTTGACTATCGTTTTCTCTTTGATCTTAGGTTTCTGCTTCTCTTTCCCATTCTCATCAACCACAGGCTTCCCACTATCGATATACGTGATCTTCGACTCCTCTACCTCATAGCCTTGAATCTTCTTTAATAAAGACTTTTGGGCCTCGGCAACAAAGAATTGCATCCGTGCATCCTCCGCTTTTTTTACAGAGTCGGAAAAGTCGGATTTCGTCTTCATCCAAGTATAATAAGTATCCTTGTTTATACCGACCAAATCACAGATTTCGGCAATAGTATAGCTATCCTCCCGAATAAGAGAACAAATCCGATCCACTAATTTTTGACTATACTTTGCCATTAAATACTACTCTCCTTTTTCTTCCTTACTAAATTTAAACATAGAATCTGCCATATCAAGACAATTCTCCAATTCATTCACGATAGCTTTCAACTCAATATATTTACGCTTATCCACCGATGAAGAAACACCTTCACTATTTATCTGTCTCTCCAACTCCACTAACTGCTTGCGTTTACGTTCTAATCTCTTCGCTAAAACTTCACGATAAATCATACATAATTTTATTTTCATGGCGAATATCCTTTTCTTTAGTTATTCGCCAAATTTATCAATCTTCCTTAAACAAATCATCATTCGAGAAATCAAGTTCGGGAAAATTCTCCTTAATCTTACTCAGATCCCCTTTATAGAATACAAGCACATTTTGATGCTGCTTACCAATCTTTCGACTATTACTAAACTGCTTTCCGGCTCTCATAGCCAGACTACCTATGTTGTTAACCAGTATCATCTCATTGTAATAATGCAAGCCTGCTTCCTGGAACGCAGCGATCGTATCAGGAACAAAACTCCGATACACACCACTCTTATCGCGAACCTCTCCTACTACAAACACGGCGAATCGATTAGGCTTCAACAGTGAACAACTCTTCCGGATGATTTCTTTATACGCTTGCAGGAACTCAGGATAATCCATCGTCGATAGGTCTGCTGGATCATCACTATACACTTCTAGGTCTGCATACGGAGGACAGCTAAAAACCAAGTCTGCCTCATAACCTTCTGCCAGGGCATCTATCTCTACACTATCTCCACAAAGCCACAGAGGAGCGAACTTATGGCCGCCTTTCCCGCCGAACTCATCCCCTAATACTTCAGCAGCGTTTTTACAGTTGGCTTCGATCTGCTCCGGCCTTAGATCAATACCAAAATAAGTCATATCCAACATGGATGCAATAATACCACGAACGGAGCCACCAGCAAATGGGTCCAGGATACAACCATTGGGAATATTAAACCACCGGTAGGCCAGCTCGCACAGTACCGGATCAAAGATCGAGGTTCCATCCATAAACGGGATACCATGATCCCGGCAATACTTCTGTAGTTCGTTCCACGACGGATCGACACCTGTTTTTTCACGAATTACGTTACGGGCTTCGTATACTCGGGGTGGTTGTGCTGATCGGTTAAATGTAATCTCCTTCTCCCGGCCATCGTCACTCTTTATACCGAGATCAAGCCAGGCACGTTTCCGGTCTTGCCAGTTTCCAAGTTTAGAGTCAAGTACTGAGAAAGGAGGAATAATGAAACGTTCTTTCAAGCTACCGACGCGTCCCTTATCTGGCTTTACATCGTTTACTGAAACATCATCAATATTCAAATCATCAATGTTGAACTCCCAAGCGTCCAACTCATCGGCACCAAAATCTTCAACAATCGCGTCAAAGTCAAATACAGACGTATCAGAGGTATAATTGTCAGCTAGGGCAAGCGCCTTACGCCGAGAATCCTCTGTTGAGAGGTCGGTACGCTTGATAGCTATCAATTCTGTACCATCTGATTCCACAATTCGAACCGGTAAGCCCAATTCTCGCGCTTGCTCATACACACCATTCCCAGCTATAATGCAATCATTCTTATCGAAAAGGATAGAACGTCCCGCTCCACAATCCTCCAAACTTTTACGGATCAATCTCTTGTTCTTATCTGTGTGGATACGATAATTCCGAGGGTCATACTTCAATTCAGCCATAACTTTTATTCTAAAATATAACAGGAGAAATCTATTAACCTAAATACAGTTGCAGTTCCCGGATAGCCTGTTCCACGCTCCGAACAATCACATACTTACTACCCGCCATTTCAACCTGGCGTTGGTATTCCTTTTGCTCTGCAGACTGTTTACCTGTAGATGTCTTGAACTCTAGACAAAGAGAAGCATATCCCTTTTTCGGTATCTGAAGGATTACATCGGCCACTCCACGTTTAACGCCTTGGCGCTTCATATTAGCCGCTTCTATTTTATGTC